GCACGGACTTCACGGGTCAGCTCTTCAATTTTTGTATCGGTCACGGCTTGCGCGGTGGCCATCCTCTGCTCTGTGCGCCGCTGCCCGGCAAGATTGGTAATAATAACGCCGATAAGGCTCAACCCGCCAGTAATCAGCGCAACAACAATAGCATCCACCAAATCACTCCTCCACATATTCGGCCTTGTACAGCCCTGCATCAATCAGTTGCAGCTCTGCACACTTGCGCATAATGTACCACGCATCGCCGCTGGATACCGGCCCAACGTCCAGCATCCACTGGTTGCCATCTGCACAGGTTTCGCGGTACAGGCCCGCCGCGATCAGCCCCAGCCCCTCGCACAGGGCGCGAATGGTATTGCGGTCGCCGCTGGAGATACGGCCAATGGTAATACGCTGCTTGTCCAGCTTGTTGGGGGTGGTATCCTCCGGTGTGGGCGCGGTGTGGCCCTGCAGGCCCGCCTGGATCATCAGCTGCTCATAGTCCTTATACACCCGGTTGCAGTCCAGGCTGGTGCCGTAGCCGGGGATGCCCAGGGCGTTGCGGCTGGAATACTGCCAGATGCCATACGGCAGCGGGCAGGTGCAGGCATTGCCGTACTGGGCAACCCAGATATCATATTTGGAGAGTACCTCGTAGTCCAGCCGGTTGCGGATAAAATCGCAGCTGGCATACAGGATGCCGTAGTATCCAGCCGCCTCGATTTCAGACAAAAAGGCCAGGACAAGTGCCGTGCGCTGGGCATTGGTCAGACGCAAGATACACGGCTCATACTCAATGTCATACGCCACCGGCAGGCACAGGTGCTTGCCCTTGATCGCGGCCAGGCAGCAGCGGGCTTCCTGCCGGGCTTCCGCCGGGGTGCTGGCGTAGCTGTACCAGTACACGCCGTACTGGATGCCCAGGCGGGCACACTCCGCTGCGTTGCGCTCAAACTGCGGGTCAACCTGACTGCTGTAACGGCCATACCCGGCGCGCAGCATGGCGTGGCGGATGCCCTTGCTGTAGGCTGCCTGCCAATCAAATTTGTTTTGGTGTTTCGATACGTCGATTGCATAATACATGCGCTTCACTTCCTCTGTGTGTTGTATGCTGCTGTAACTGCCCAGCTTGACCGCACTGCTGGCCGTGCTGAAATCAGCATCCAGCCAGTTCAGCGGGTTGGTACGCTGGCCTTTCCAGCGCACTTCAAAATGCAGGTGTGCTCCATAGCAGTTGCCGGTATCGCCGCTGTAGCCGATCAGCTGGCCTTCCTGCACCTGCTGCCCCTGCGCCACGCAAAGCTGGCTCAAATGGGCGTACAGCGTTTCCAACGTGCCGTACTTGTAGGTCGTGTGGCGCAGCTTAATCATGTTGCCATAGCTGTTGGTGTCGCCCTGGGTGCGCTTGCCATTCCAGTGGTACGCGATTGCAACCGTGCCACCCTCTGCGGCGTATACCGGCGTGCCTACCGCCGCGCGGAAATCCAGCGCCCGGTGCAGGCTGCCGTCATTGTAGAGCCAGCCTGCGGTGATAATGTGCTGGGCCAGGGGCCAGTGGAGCAGGACGTCTTCGTTGGATAATCTCATAATTTTCAACTCCTTTTTTGGGCAAGCTAAAGCCTAATTTAGCTGACTGCCTCTGTATCATCTGTGGCATCTTCTTTGCTGTCCTCTGCGTCCAGAGCGTCGTAGTACGCCTGTGCCAGAGTCTCCACCTCTGCAATGTCATCCTCCGTCAGCAGGCCACTGTCCAGATGGGTGTACGCCTTGTCCAACCAGTATGCCACGTCACGTCCGGCGGCGATTTCGCGCTTGATAGAGCGCAGGGTCAGGTCGTGCCGGGCTTTGGATTTAATTGCCATAATGTATACCTCCTTTAAGTGGTAGTCATGGATGCAATGGCATCCTCAAGATTTTTGACGACGAGATTTACGTCCCGCTGGTAGTCCAGCTTGATGCCAGCGCCATCACTCGCTTGCACCACGGTGTCGGGCGCATAAGCGGTGAGGGCTTCGTAAGCAGCAATTTCAGCAGGGGTGAGCGGGGTTTCGATGGGGGTGGCGAGAGCGTAATAGACTTTACCCAGCTGCTTTTTGCAAGACTCGTTGATCTGGCCAGAAATATCAGCCGCAATCAGATACAAGAATTGTCCATTTTTCGTGTTGTAATACCACGATAAGCTAGTAAACGTACTAATTGCGCATGTTCGTTGTCCACCGATATACAAGGCAATTGGTATTCCTCTTGTCGAAAGATTGGCGTAGTTGCCGTTTTGTTCAAGCTTACTGTTTTCGCCGTCAACATCAACCTTGTAAACCCTTTGCACCTTCACCCCTCTTTCCAAGTCCACCTCGTCGCACACCCATTGCTGGCCGTTTTGGTCAGTGTAGTTGCCGCCAGACGTGACAGGGATGCCCGGCAAGCCGTTGGGAGTGAGCAGGGTGAGGAGCTGTTCACGGTAGGGTTCATAATCGGGAGATGATGCGTTCCACGTCAGGCACACGTTTTCACTGGCCATATCGTGTAACAAATACTGAAACTTTGTTGCGTTCATCTTAAGCGTTATATGATGTTCAGCTTTACCCTTATCAATACCAAACCATTGGTTTTCATTGTTTTCGCCAATGAATAAGATGTTTCCGCCTTGCGAAACAAAACCGCCTTTGAATACTAAAGTTATCGGCGTGTTTTTCTCGACATAGCACTCGACAATGTCTCGATATTTCAGGTTGGACGACAACCGATTCTTCCCCGTCACCTTCACCGCCACGCTCCCGCTGTCACCAGCGCTCACGATAGGCACAGGGTTATCCGGCGTTGGTGTTCCGTCCTGAGTACTCTTGCCGTATACGGTCAGGCCACACAGTGGTGCAGCAAAAGCATCGTCAACGGCGATAGGGTTGCCTGTCTCGCTGCCAACAAGAACATTCTGGCGCTTCTGCAGCGCGGCAATCTGCGTCATGGACTCCTTGATGCCGTTGGCAGTGCTGTCGGCATCTGCCGCGCTCTTTGCAGCTGCATCTTCACTGGTCTTGGCAGCTGCGGAACTGTTTGCGGCAGCAGCCTTGCTGGCCGCAGCATCTTTCTGTGCAGCCACCGCAGCCGCTTTTGCATCTGCTGCCCCTGCAGCAGCATCACTGGCAGTCTTAGCGTCACCGGCAGCAGCCGTTGCACTCCCGGCAGCAGCAGTTGCACTGTTGGCCGCAGCGGTGGCGGACTGGCCCGCGCTGGTTTCGGATTCCTTGGCAGTAACGGCGCTTTTGGCAGCGGCAGTGGCCTTTGCCGCGGCGTTGCTGGCTGCGGTATCGGCGTTTGCTTTGGCCGTTTCTGCGGCTGTCTGGGCGGCTTTGGCAGCGCTTTCGGATGCTGCTGCGCCTTGGACAGATTTTCCCGCCGCCGCCTCCGATGCCTTTGCTGCCGTGGCGCTGGATGCCGCCGCATCGGCGCTGGATTTTGCCGCCGCTGCCTGTGTCGTCGCAGTGCTTGCGGATGTACTTGCACTGCTGGCGCTGGATGCAGCGGCCTTTTGTGCCGTTTTGGCAGCGGTGGCGGACTGGCCCGCGTTGGTTTCGGATTCTTTGGCAGCAACGGCACTGCGGGCGGCATCGTCGCGGGCGGCTTCTGCGTGTCTTTTGGCATCTACAGCGCCGTCCCGCAGGTCCTGCATCTGGGCAAGTGCCTGGGCGTTCTCGCTGGGCGTGGCGGTGCTGTTGGCACCGGGCACCTGCGCGTGATCCAGCACCATGTAGGGCAGATTGCAGCTGATGCGCTGTACACCGTCCTGCACACCCCGGATCGTGATGGTTGCGTACTTGGATGCTCGCATACAGGCTTCCGGAGGGACGGTCACAAGGCCGTCTGTGTCTGCCAATACCGTTACACCCTCATCGTTGGGGACGTTATGGAACGTGGCATCAATCGCAAGGCCATCCCACTCCGGGCTGGGGCGCAGGAGCAGCTGTTCCGTGCCGTAACTGTCCCAGGTGCCCAGCACCAGCACGCCCACCAGACCCACCACCTGCGCAGTGTGGCGGGCAAGGGTAATGGTATGTGTTGTCATAGCGTTACCTCTCAGTGCCTTAATACGGCGGTTTTTCTTCCTCTGTTTTCGGAGTTTCGATGTTTGCCTCCGCTGCTTCTTCGGCTGCCATGTTCTCTCGCACGGCAGCAAGCACGTTTTCCAGAACTAACTCAGATACCGCAAAGGGGATTTTCGCTCCGTTGATCGCGGCAATAATCTTGCGTTTGCACTCTTTAATACGTTTGGTATCGGTCATGGTGTTTCCTCCTTAAAGCCGCGCGCTCACGGCATTTTTCAGCGTGGCAATGGCCGCCAGAACCTCTTCATCAAGTGCCACAAAAGACCCCCGATTGTTCTGGCTGGTGATATTGCCGCTGTTGTCCAGCTCCATGTAGGTGTAGCTCACTCGTTCGCCTTCGGCGGTCGTAACGACCGCCACGCCAGATAATTTCTTCATGTTAATCCCTCCGATTCATCCAATAGTATGTCTGCGGTTTCATCTGCTCCGGTGTCCATAGCCAACAGGTCATCTGCGGCGGTGGTGCTTTCATCCTGGGCGCGGGCAGCAGCGCTGGCGGCCAGCTCAATGCCTGCCGGTTCGCCCGCGGGGTAGCTGCTGTCACTGCGGTCGGCATAGCTGCCCTCATAGCCGCGCTGGGCGGCCATGCAGAGCCATGCAAATTGCTGCCTCGGTGCGCCGTGTATAATGGCATACTGGCCGCAGTTTTCGGCCCACAGGTGGCCGGTCCCATCGCAATCCGTCAGCAGCCAGGCGGGCTGCCCATATTGGGCGATGGTCTCCGCATAGCGCGGGTCAAGGGCAATCAGGCACCAGCCTTCGGGACCGCACTGGCCCTTGCCCCAGTCCGCAAAGGTTGGCAGCGGCGTTTCAAAGGCTGCCATCTTAGTCGGACCGAAGCTGGTAGGCACCACACGGGACTTGCTG